GGGGGGGGGGGGGGCCTCTTTAACTTCGTAATTACGGTTTGTTGCTAAACACTCTAAATTTATGACTGTACACTCTCGATTTATCTATCATTTCCAATAAATTGTGTAGGTAACCCTCCACTTGGATATGGGTCATATTATACTTTTCAGCTACCGCTGCTAACATTGTATCGTAGCCGTACCATTGTACTGGTTTGATAACATAACCATGTTTCATAATTATATCTCTTGTCTTTGGCATGTCACCTATCATCATCAAATACGATTGGTTTCGCATTGCTACATTTTCTTTGTTCATTTCATGCGCTCCGTTTGTTACTTCATACCTGAATTTCAGTCGTACCACGTCAGCCGCTACCTCTGCTGTTGTGTCCGACGTTTTAGCTAGTATCATGCTACAAAAAGTTGCACCGTTGTAGCTCCATTCATCCTTACTTTGCATATTGAATTCACAGGCTATATCATTACGTAAATTTTTGATTGATGGTTTCTCGCTGAACAACATACACATGTCATCACCTAGAAATAGTCCCAACTGCATGGATATTGAATTCTTCTTTACAAATTTGCAATGCACCTGTAAATTCGTTATCACGTTTCCGAGTGCTGTTGTGGCTTGGCCTGATAGTCGCATCTCTTTTCCTTCACCCCAGTAATTGGCCGATTTGAATCTCCATACTTCGTGCATCTCCCTCCATGAAGATATAATGCTTGGATTGGCTCCCAACACAATATACACAAGCATTTCCATGTTGATGATATCTCGGTCAGTTTGTCTGTCTTGCTTTGTCAGATCATTCTCGAAGAATCCATTAACGTTGTTACACAACCTGACTCTTGCTGATATGTCATCTGGTGTTAGACCATCCGCGTACACAATTTTCTCATGCAATATCTCTTTTAGCCGTGATTTGATCTTAAGGAATAATCTAGCATACAGGGCGCATACACACTTCCTTTGCCACACTATCACTCTTGCCTGCTGTTCTTTAGTCACATTAATTGGATTAGCTTTCAGCAAGCTCTCTAGTTTTAAGTGGACGTTGACATCATTCATGGGCTTTATCAACATCTCCCCGGCTAACAGTTCCTTTAATTCTTTTACTATTTTGTTGCTATCTTTGCTATCTTCTATCCATGCCCTCACATCACTCTCTTCGATAATCAAGTTGTTCTCTTGGTACATGGCGGCTTGGCTTCTCCAGTTTGGGTTGAAGTAGGTGTCACAAAAATCCTCTAGAAATGAAATTGGGTTTATGGTCTTTGTACGCACTAACATCACAGATTTCAGTCTACCAATTATGCTACGTCCTTCTTCGAAACATACTTTAGTTATCACAGCCCGTGATTTAATAGGCCACCTGGTCATTGTTGCCTTCTCAACTTCAATTATCTTTCCTGGCAACTCCCTGGTGAATATTTTACATTCATTCATCGGTGCGTAGATATTTAACCAATCTGTCTGGTCTGTGTCGTCCCATAATTGCATTGATGTCACATCTGGAAAATCATACAGTGGCTCCAGTTTGCTACCTGTATATATCACTTGATACGGAGGTATATACAAATCTATCATCTCTGTGTAATCTACTTCCTCCGCGTGGTGTGTCACTGATTCCTGTTCATGTATATTTAGGTAATTAATAGCCATTACATCGTTAACTTTTTCGACAGTTTTACCTTGCATCTTGTTCCTCAACGCCCACCAGTCGCCGGGCACGGACCTATCTGTACCCACTTTCCAGGATAGTCGTTCCGTACCCGCAACTTGTGAACTTATTAGCTCAGTCAACATTGGGTGTATTATTAGATTACCGGTTTTGCTTATCATTGTGTCTCTGCCGTCCCAATTCTGTATTGGAGCGGTTATATGGCTTACCATTAGTTTTGGGTTTTGCCGTAACCACATCGAGACTATCAATTTGTCTTCATTACTCAATCCACTATTGGTTATTTTAGTCTGCAATTCGTTTGAACCCATTTGGTTTGTTAATATTTCCATGCCTTGCCGTAGTGTTACTTTATTCTTCTTAATTCTAAGCACTTTTGTCATATACTCTACAATTTTCGGCTCTATTAGGTGCTTTAGTGACAAATTAACACGTGACATGCTCTTATAATTGAACATCTCCTCTATCCTCATCTGTATAGCAATATCTTGGAATTCCGTGACATATAGTCTGCTAGCCATTTTGATAACTGGCCTGTTTATGGCCGCATCATACTGTGTGATGTAGTCTTCGATTCTCCCATTTCTTCCGTCGTGCACTACTACTTTTGTGGCATTTTGGATCACACTAAGCTCATCATGCATGTGGTGTGACCGGTTATCAAATTCAGCTACGATTACGGTGTATTCTTTTTGAGGTACTAGCATTATCTCGCTTGCTCTTGGAATTAATCGTCTTGTCAGGGTTATAGTGCTTGTTTGTTTGTTCAGTGCGTACATTTGCTGAGGCTTTGACACTATCCGCGTTGGTGTTGTGCTTGGATATCTCAGGTGCATATTCACTAATACTGACGTCTCGTAAAATGTGCCAGCTCCCATCACTATCAATTTGTTATCCTCGACTAAATAATTGACTGTCATCCATCCTGTTTCGGTTGTGATCATCCCAATACTTAGTGGTTTATCTGGCATAATCACCTCACATACATAGAATATCGAGTTTTGTACACCAGATAATAATTTAATGTAAATATCACTCCTTGGTGCCAAAACTGTCAAATTTGTTGATTTGAGTCTCTCTCTTACGTTGTTTGCGAATTTCTTTCCGTGCTTCATTACCATTATCATTGGGTCAGCTAATTCTAGCAATGTGTATTCCTGTTTCAACTTTTCGATACTAGGACCCATGTTTGTGGTGCTTACCACCGCCGGCCTACACTTCACCGCCATATTCTTGCTCACACTATATTCTAGCACTTCTACTAACTTGCAGTGCCATGTCAGATCTGACCTGTCTATCAACAGCTCTATTGTCGGACCGTTGTCTAATTTAACCAAAGTTCCTGTGTTATTATCATCTATTATAGCACAGTTGATACCTAGTGATAGTATGCCGTCTATCAGAGTGTCATAATCGACTCCTTCTTGTTGCAACTTCATCACTGGTGGTATACTGCACAAATTGAATCTTACGCTATTCTCATTGCCTAGCCACTTCACTATACAACTTTTGACGCAATGACTCGGTGTTTCAGGGTCATGTAACACCCGGTAAATCATTTTTTTAATACTATATATTCCAATTCTGTCGTTGAACTTTGATCTATGGAAAATCTTCTTATTATCTAGCACACCCGTGTACTCCAAAGACCTGACGTCCTCAAGCCATAATCCGCTTGTTTTGAGCCATTTAATGAAATCATCTAGGTTAATGTTCATCATCCGGCTGCACTTTTCACAGGTCTTCCGAACCAGCTCACCTCTTGATAATGCTTCACGCAGATCACTTGTGTCAGTCAACGATCTGAGTCTTATTGCCATATTCATTCCGCTCAACCTGTTCGCCCATGCGTACTGGTCGGCAAATAATGGGTAAATAATCGGTACCACATTGTTATATATGCAATCTAGTATTGTGCCATGGCCACCATGGGTGATCATGTAATCCACGTTCTGTAGGTCATTGTGTGAATAATTTTCAATTATACTTAGGTTGCCAACTAGGTCCGTGCATACCTTCCGGAATTTATAATTGTTAAGATATCCCTCAGCACTGCAAGTTACTATTACTTTATGGCCCGTTAATACGCAATTCTTAATTAAACTGGCTAAGTCCGACCATACTATACTGTCCTTACAACTCCCGAAGCTAATCATTATTTTCTTGTACGTCATTGGTATTGTAACATTGCCACAAGCGTTGTTTATGGTAAGTGGCCCAATACTTGTATTACTAGTCTCTTCGGCCATCCATTGATATGTTAACAACACCGACTTGACTGATTTGCAATCTAACTTTGTTACGTCCATGGTCTCGTATAATTCTTCACTGGCCTTCAACACGAATTTGGTTGTGAGAGTGTAATCACTATCATTGCCAAGTGGTTCTCTGTACCAATTGGGTGGGAATGGATTTGCAACCAGCCAGTTACCCTTCAGTACCTTTGATATTGCTGATTTCATAGGGAATGGTGCATTTATGATCACATTCATATCATCACTTGAGTAGTTGTGAATTATCTGCTTAGTCTCTTCCACTATTCTGTTCATTATATCTACTCCGGATAATTTGTCATCTAATGAGCTGTCATTGTACAATCTCATTGCAGTATCCATCAGTTCCTTTGACGTGCACCGTAATCCGTGTGCCCTATCAATTGCCAGGTTTTCTATCAAATCACAGTGTGTCACAATCACTGTGCTTACCTCCCGCGCTTCACACATTGTGCGCATCGCTAACATTGGCGTGATGTCACCTAAACTACCAATACATATTATCATGACCCGTGCACTATGGTATTTAGCTGGCATTACTGTGGGCGGTATCCTAGCCTGACCCTGCTTGTATATTGGTAATTTGTCACAATACAAAATATTGTATTTGATGACGCCTGTCTCGTTGCCTGGTGTCTTCATTATACTCATCATCCTCCCAATGTAACTCGCATCTGTGTATGGTCGGCCTTTGTTGTACTCATTAAGTATAATATCTCTTACCTTTCCGATCATTTTCACGATTTCAATCTCTATTTCATTTGCCTCGGCATCTGTTGTTGCGTATACACCCCACATATCAGTCCATTGCAGCAGACTTGCGTCATGCCATAAAGTCAACTTTGCTTCGTCATTACATGTGGTTATCGGTTCCAGAGATGTATTACTACATGCAATCCTTTCCGTTATGTACAGGCGGAGGTATTTCCTCAGGTTAGGAACAATCGGTTGCTCGGCTCTCTTAAACACTTCTCCATACTTATTACATAACCATTCGAGGGCTCCATCCCCGTTAGGCTTACTGTAATTCATCATTTGTGTAGTCACGTTGTACCACTCATCAACTAACCTATTATTACTGCTAGCCACTATTAACCAGCTCTCATATACCTTATTCACGGCTTGCCTATTGTTTAAACATATTTGATATAAACCTGACCTGGATTTAGAACATCTAGTTACTATTCCATCAAGTGAGTCTGTGACTATCGTTGATATGTCTAACCATATTCCTCCAAACTCCTTCAGTATTCTTAGCCGCGTCCAGTCCGAGGCGAATTGTGGGGTCTGGGCTGCCAATATTTCACATTCTGATTTACTTAACACGTGTCTTAAGGAATCGGGCGTTAGCACTACTATTCTGTAATCAGGATTATGATGCTGCCAAGTATTGATCATGCACCATATTAAGTAATCCACGGACATGCTATTCCAATACGTCCATATGAGTTTTGGTACTGTGTGTCTAGTGGTGACTTCTATCACTGGTGGTGATGGCTCACTTCCTCGGTTCAGGCTGAATTGTGGCCGCGTCAATCTCACTTGCACCATGCTTCTATCCCACTTGGCCGCTAAGTAATATTCTATCTTTTCCTGGCCTATATTATCTGCTTCCTGACCTAACGTCTGTGCCAGCTCCTGTATTGTATCATTTATCACATCTCTACTTAATCCGGCAAACCTATCTTGGTCCATCAATCTTGACACTACGTCACTGTCTCTTGCACCCACGCTTGGTTCGTCCACTGGTAGCTCCTCTTGCTGTGTTGGCTCTACTGCTGCTGCCTCTGTAGATACTTCTTTTGGTTCCTGTTGCTCTGCAACGTGTGGCTCTTCATCATGATCGTCATCAGCATTAGCATCAAAGAACTCATCGTCGGTCCCTTTATTTGATTCACTATCTGTGCTCTCTTCCCGATTGCCACTGTCATCTTCTTTGCCAAAACTTGGCGGTGGCCTATAATCCAGCCAGCCACCAACGCCGCCTTCATCATCGAAATAGTATTTAATTAACCGTCTATCATCATAATCATTACTCCAGTTCATGCGTTTCGCTTCACTCAGTACATCTTTCATTTGATTAACAATATTTATGTTTGAATTCAGGTATGTGATTAGCTTTTCGCAATAACCTTCCACCAATTGATTAGCTTTGCCTGCAATATTCATCAGGCCTGGCACAATGCATTCTAACACTCTCATTAAAGTTGGTTTTGCCTGTGCACTGTTTATTAGCGATATTAGCATCTTGAATTTGGCATTATAATTATTGTGAATATAATAAGCGTACCATGCGGTGTTTAATGTTACTACCAAGTCGCTTGTGTTAGCATCGCGTATGCCCCTGTCAGTTATCAATTGTGTCGACTCGACAGTTCTTGCATATGCTATTAGACTCTCGCTACTATCATCGCCTGTCAATAACCGCAACATCAAATTCCTCATCAAGCTACGCCTTATTTTCAGATCCTTTATTATGATCATTTTCTTATCAGTCAACACACTTGGTATGTCAAAATTCAGCCACGGTACCCGTACTGTTTCCTCTGAAAATATGTCTTGGTGTGTTCCAATGCACCGTGTCACTACCTTGCTCTCTGGTATTTTAACATACTCCATTCTCACCAGTCGGTGATCCATGAACTCTAATATTGTTCTGCATTGCACATAATGCGCAGTGGTGGGATTTGTGAATAGCGGTCTACCATCAGCTACGCGTTCAATCAAATTATTTCTAATTTGCCTGGTGAATGTTCCGTGACGGTAACCTATCACCCTATCCTTATGATTGATTGTAAAGTAATTACTCTTTTCCTCTATTGGTACCCAACCATATACATTTGTGAATTCATCCACTAGCTCTTTAAGCTCTTCATTTGTCCTACTCAATAGGCTAACTCCACATATTATCCTGTTGCACTCTGCTTGGCCGTTCCATACTATATCAACTTTATTACCTGTCCTCGAACTATTAAATAAGCTCAACATTGATTTGACCATTATCATCTGCTGGTCATGATACATTAACTCCGGGTCATTATCTTTCGGAATCTTAATCTTGACGTAATACTTCCCTTGCATACTTATTACCAGTGGTACTGGGCCAGAGTACACAACCAGCTCACCAGCGTCTTTGTCAATCCTGCTCACCATGTTCACAATTATGTTCTCTAATATCTGTTCTATATGAGACTGCACCATTTCATAATTACCGTGATTGATGTTCAACTTCGGGAATCTCGTCATGATTTCATTCCTATATGCGTTATAACATTCTGTGGTTAACCGTATTGCGTCATGTGAGTTCGTGGCAGCCAGTCTATTAATGTTGTTAATTTCCCGTGCTACTAATGATTTAATTTCAGTCCCGATCGCGAAGTGCTTGGATAATGGCAATAGCAATCCAGGTATATCAATATCTGCCATACCAATCCCTTTTATCTGCTGGTCTTGTTTCATATCTGCAAGGCATGCAATGATGAATACCCGCCATGTTTCAACTTGGTTACCTGGCCGTACTTCTGCTATTGGCCTTTTGTTGTCAGCGAGAACATATTGGTCAGATTGTAGTAGGGAACGTTTCTTAATTATTAGTCGTTTATGTGGTATCACTGAGTTATGATGCGTCACCTTCGTAGCTCCCAAATTGCTAGCTATACTATTATATAGGTTGACATTTGCCAAATTGTTCGTGTTGCACTTTGGGAATTCGTCCATCAATATTGCATTTAGTATCCATTTCGAAACCTGGGTCAACCTTTCTTCCAATTGCCACTTAGAATGCATAATGTCACCCCTCAAATCTCTTAAATGTTCAATACTATATCCAACATCCATCGGAATGTCTGTGGTTGTTATTTCCAACCAGTTAATTATGCCGCTCAACACACTTAACTGGCCGTCATATGTAATGTACATATCTCTCGTTAATATATCTTTCCAGCCATTTGTAATTATCAGTTTCTCATTCTTGTATACGGCCTTAATGCCGGCACATAATGGACAATCAGTGGTTTTGGTTATTATTAATATCCCACCATCTATCTTAATTTGTAATGTTCCGTCTATGGTTTTGTCAAGCACCCAATTTAACTCTCTGAGTTTACTTGCTGTCCTAATATTTAGTCTCAGTATCCTCTTATTCATACCCCCAGTCAAGCTGCCTAATTCCTCATCTGGTACTATCAGTGCGGTGTGTAGATTAGATTGGATTTGCCTTTTTACGAATTCATTTGCGTCTATAGTTACATTTCCATCTATATTTGTAATTTTCGCGACTGATAAACCGAATTTATTAGCAGTTATTTCTACGCCGCTGTTAATCTTTTTGTAATGAATCCTTACACCTTTCATCTCTGGCTTCAATTTGTTTAACGTATCTATATTGTTCTCTGTCAACGTATGCATATTAGATAATGTTATATTTTCTGGTATCTCTTTCGCCTCATCTATTGTGATTTGTTTGGTCTCCTCCGGTTTATATGCTGTGCTAACATCCAGCAATTGCATTCCACTAATCACTGTCATTATGTCTGTTATTCTTGTCACATTTAGTAGTGGATATCCATAGATTAGTATGTCAACATGCTCCTTTGCTCGTGTTAATGCAGAGTTGAGATAGTCTGGCTTACCGTTTAAGTCCCACTTTCCTGTCACATCTGATCTCAGAACTACCATACTTCGCATCACTTCTTGGCCTTGGAACGAATGTGTGGTCTCAACTGGAACACGGTTATCTATACTCATAATCTTTGCTTTGTTATATTGGTAAGGGGTAATGATGACGTCAGGTCTTGATCTGGTTATGGCCTGGCCTATATTCTCTATTTGTTCGTCATTCAAGCATGTCACCGTGTACGTTGTCTTATGTGTCCCTCCGCTCACTATCCCGGGTTCGAGTGGTTCTATGAAGGTCCTTAATGGCTCACCAATCCTATAACTAATTTTACTTCTCTTAATATTGTTGTCACTAACATGTTTAATTATTGGTTCAATCGTTCGTATTCCGGGGGTTAAACTCATATCTAATAGGCCTATCTGGTGTTCTGCCCCGAACATTTTAATCTTTGTATCCTTTGTGCACAATAATATTATACTTAGCCAATCCACCATTAAAGCTTCGTCCACAAACAAATTTGTTTTGGTCTTCTGGTGTGTGTAATTTGCCTTTTCGATGCTCATCACTCTTGCAGATGCAGTTACTTTTGCTTGCAAAGACCTGACGGATGTTGATGTCATCGCAACACACAGGTCACCCGCTTTTGCTTGGTTACCTATCATGGTGGACTTACCAAAACCTGCTGGTCCTAATACGACTTCAGCATTGCGCAATTTCTCACGTACAGTGGGCATGTCAATGGTCGGCTGGCATAATCCACATAACATCCTGATTTGGCTTCCTGATGATTCTTTGATCTCGTATACTATGACACTCTTGTCTACTATTATGGGAATGTCAACAATTAAATTGGTTTTATCAGTCCCTATTACAGTCGCTTTGGTCATGATGTTATCCACGACCACAGCACACATGTCCAGTTTCTTTAGGCTTGTCTTCATTGTATTCGGTATCAATAGCTTACTATATTTGAACCATGGAATTAATGTGCAATTAATTTTCCTTTTTATTGTTTTTGATTGTAATGTGGTACAAGCTTCATTAATCCTACACAACGACCGCATACATTCTAATAACCTGTCCTCAACCGCTTCTTCTATGTTTAATGGTAATTCTGACGTGGTGTGTCTAAAGTCTGGCAGTGCACTAAGAGGGCAACTTCCTGTAAGGCATGCTTGCAGTTTGTCCGTCCATCTGCGCATCCACCTTGGGATTGTGACGTGTATGTGATCTTTATCTGGATCATGTATCTTTGTCAATGAATTGTTTGACAGAACCACATCATCACCTAGTGTTTGCACCTTCACTGATTGGGCCAGGTTGCTTGATTTTGTCTCCGTCACAGTATAGTTGTATATTAATTCGCACACTAAATTTCCGAATTCGTCAACTTCTGTTGCAGTGTGCACTTTTGTATGTTGGTTGTACCTAGTAGCAAGTATCATATTTCGGTCTGTTATGTTTCCTGGTTGCATATGTAAGAAGTACTGGTTGTTCTTCTCCAATCTTTTTATCACAATCGGCATCATATGACCGATTCCTCTCGCTTCTTGCGGTTCATTGAACCCTATGCATATATAGCTATCGCTATTAGGATCCCCGCGGGAAACATAGCACCTGCTGTCCGCTACGATGATTAAATTATCTTCTCTTGACATAGCTAGGTCGAGTAGATCAGTCTGGTACAATGCAGTCTCTTTGTCTACCACAGCTAAACATTCGTCTCTTGTTACCGGTTTGGTTGCAGTGTAATTATACGCATCAATCGCACATGTATTCACGCCACTATTCGGGATGTTAATTCTTTTAACTATCTCAAATGTATTCCGTGGTAGCAAACTATGCCCCATAGCGCAATGAGGCATGTAATACATGGTATCATCCTTGTCATTAACCAATCTCTCAAAGTCTGCACAATTGATTACGTGCTCCACAAATTCAAATCCTAGCTTACTCACCAATTCTGCCTGCTCATCTTCTTTAAGTCGCTGCATGACTCTATCTGTTATTGGCAAAATCATGGCTTTTGCTTTGTCCACTTTAAGCTTAACGGCACGATTAATCACTTCACGCCATGACTCACCATCACTAGCTTCATATGGTTTAGGGGCTTGTGTGGGGACTGGAATTGGTGTTTTTGTTGGTTCATCCCGTTGTGTATCATCCTTAGTGCTTGCTGTCGGTATGTCCTCTTGTCTGCTGCTTTCCGGTATCTGGCGTGTCGCCAACTTGAGTGCTCGTTCTGCCTTTATTGTTGTCTCTGGGCTTATCGCGAAATCCACTGGCTGATCAGTCTCTGCCCAGCTACTATGCTTCATAAAATTGTCCGCTTCTTTTGGTTTGCAACACTCACAATACTGCACATTTGCACATAATTTAAGATTGCAACATGCACACCTAGTCATTATCTTTTTCTCTTCATGCTTGCATGCCCGGGTGTGATGGTCACAGGTAGTTATGTCTGCCAAATCATCAGCTAACACGTCTCTATCAATGTCAACTATTCTGATTGACTCCATCTCTGTCACTTGTGACATTCGTAACAATTGTGCCCAAAAGTCATGTTTACAGATTCCATTCATGAAAACTGATACATTGCTATTTGCCATCCACTCGGTCAATTGCTCAATGCTTATGCCTGAAGTTTTGTTAATCATCTCTGATAACAAGCTCAATAGACCACTTGTCATAGCCATTTCGATATCAGTTACTAAAGACCTCAATGGTCCTAACAACTTAATAATGTTACTGAAGTTATAACATAAGTTATACTGGTGTGATAATTGCATCATGCATATCCTGCTCAATATTATATGAATGTCTATACTTTCATACACTACTGATGGATTGCTGATTACTTTGTTATGCACAACGAACCTGCGCAACGCGAATCCTACAGCATATTGGCGTAATGTATCATGTGTTATTTTACCAGATAAGTTCCTCAAACATAAATATTTGAATAACGGAACATTAATGTCAAACTCGTGCTCCTCAAAATTCAAGCCGAACCACCTTCCCATAAAACCATCTATATTTGGTAATGGTAGTTTGATGGTCAACCGGTCTATCACTCTCACTCTCAGCGCTGATATATTGTTAAAATCATGGTAAGGGCCAGTCACAGTTACAAGCTGTGTTAATGGTAATTTCTTAATTGTGTTGACCATGTAATAATTATGATTACAATAAATAATGTCAAAATTGCTCAGTAAGTGGTATGTGTCCTTCCTAAGTTCATAGCCAACTGTGTCGCCGTCTAGGTGCAATATGGTCCTACAATCATCATTCACGAACTTGCCGGTTTTGTCGTTGAGAGTATTTGTTTCAGCCCTAATCGGCATTATAATTGACATGCTCCTCTGTTTATCTACCATATTCAAGATTTGTGATATCGTCAATTTCAGTGCCCCGAATGAACCGAACACTTTGAACGGGCCTGCATGACTACATATTAATTTGTTAGCACACGCAGTACCACCTTCCAATTGGTAAAAATGTTCATCTTTGTACCATTGATGGTATCCTTTCTTTGTTATGGTTGGTAATATATCTCCGATACACACCACCTCCGTACCCTGCATGAACTGCCTGCATAATTGAGTTAATGTTGACACTTCTGCAATCAATTCCGGTTTAATTGAATTGTACTTGCTTAAGGCCTTGAAGTGACAACCATTAATCACAGCACTTATTGCTTGCTCGCTCACCTTTTCCAAGTCCTGACCAACTGGTATTATTTTCCTTTGTAAATGGTAAAAATACTCATTCACAACCATATGGTCATTAGTTTTAATGGAGTATTTCTCATCATTGGTTAAGTCTTCATATGAATCACCATATCCTAGTTTGAGCAATTCATCAAGATTACCAGCTATGACAAATAAGTGTTTCATTATTATCTCAATAGCCAAGGTTTTGCGCTCCTCGCTGAATATTATGCGCACATTCAAATCAGTGAAACATAGTCCGCATCTCCATGGCACACTGTGTTGTTTGCTGTCTATTACTGTCCGCATTTCATCCTCTAACACTTTACTTTTAGGCTTATACTTCTGCAGGCTCTTATGCACTGTTTTGAGTCCACGCTCATATTGGCTATAATGGCATATGCTATCACACAATGAGCATACTTTAATGGGATTGAATTGCCTGTTCTTGATTTCATAGCTGCCATCCTCCACGGCAAGTAATGGCATGTCTGTGGTTTCCAACTGTTGCATAGCTGTGAAATACCCGCGATAACCACCGTATTTCATAACCACTCTCTTGATCATCTGTAGTACTGGTATTGTGTCTTTCGATTTGCCCTTGCAAATCTGTATTACAGGCAAGTCCTCCAGCTCAAAATCCTCTTCGAATATCATTTCATCATCGTTCAATGCCTCATGCTTGACTAAAGCTTCTAGTTCTGCAATTGAGAACTTTGATACGTTGACTATGCATCTTTTAAGTCTTAGTACATTGTAATACAATCTAGCAACATCCAACGGACTCAGCTCGCCTAAGTTAATTTTATCATCCATCAATTTGCCCTCTGGCCTTGAGTCAGCTAAACCATAATGTAGATCTTTAGCATACCGCTCACCACGAATGGCCGGGATCATTGGCAACTCATTATTCTTAGTAAAACGAGATTTGTATTTCTCCATCAATTTGCCTAAAGAAGTCACAAATGGATTTTGGTTCTGTACTACTGTACAACATCGTGGCAGTTTAACCCAGCCAGCACTCATGCATTGTTCAATTGCAGTCAGCCTGTCTGGTGTATCTATATACTGATTTCTTCCTACCGATCTCGTCTTTTTATAAGTTAAAGGGGGCCTCTTTCGAGGCCCCCTCCTGAAACGTTTCTTACATATTTTGAGTAGATTAGTAACGAGGTTGGCCATCATTAC